TATAGGTGCAGAAAACTTAACAAAACTTAACTATTTCATTCAAGAACGATTACAAGAATTAGAAGATAACAGAATTGCCTCACAAGAAGAAGTGTTACAATACTTGACAAAAGTAATGAGAGGAGAAGAAAAAGACCAATTTGGGCTGGACGCTTCATTACAAGATAGAACAAAATGTGCAGAATTGCTTGGCAAGAGATATGGCACATTTAAAGAAAAGGTAAATGTAACTGGAAATATACCAGTGGTGATACGAGATGACATTACAGAGTAAAATAACAAATAAAAACGCACAGCAACAAATAAACAAATTATCATTACAGAGCATAGTTGGAAAAGGTTATGCAGAATATTGGCACTGTAAATGTAGATATAGAGTGTGCAAGGGCTCAAGAGCAAGCAAAAAATCAAAAACAACAGCATTGTGGATAGTATGCAATATGATGAAATATAAAGAAGCTAACACTCTTGTAATTAGAAAGACATTTAGAACATTAAAAGATAGTTGTTTTACAGAATTAAAATGGGCAATACATAGATTACAAGTAGATAGCTTCTGGGAAATAAAAGAAAGCCCATTAGAAATGACATATAAGCCCACAGGACAAAAAATTTATTTTAGAGGTTTAGATGATCCATTAAAAGTAACATCAATATCAGTAGATATTGGTGTTTTATGTTGGTTGTGGATTGAAGAAGCATACGAAATAACAAAAGAATCTGATTTTGATGTAATAGATGAAAGTATAAGACGGAGAGGTTCCAGAGGGTTTATTTAAACAAATAACAATAACATTAAACCCTTGGAATGAACATCATTGGATTAAGAAAAGGTTTTTTGATGTTAAAGATAGTGACACATTAGCAATGACAACAAACTATCTATGCAATGAATGGTTAGATGAAGCAGACAAAAAAGTATTTGAAAGAATGAAAAAGAATAATCCTAGAAGATATCAAGTTGCTGGATTAGGTAATTGGGGTATAGTTGATGGATTAGTTTATGAAAATTGGAAAGAAGAAAAATTCGAATTAAATACAATAAGAAATCTAGATAGTGCTTTTGGGTTAGATTTTGGTTATACAAACGACCCAACAGCACTATTTTGTGGTGCAATAGATTTAAAAAATAAGAAGATTTATGTATATGATGAAATATATCAAAAAGGAATGAGTAACAAAGCAATCTATGATGAGATAAACAAAATGGGTTACTCAAAAGAAAAGATAACGGCAGATAGTGCAGAACCAAAGTCAATAGATGAACTAAGGGGACTAGGATTAAGACATATTACTGGGGCATTAAAGGGCAAAGACAGTATAAATAATGGTATTCAATTTATACAAGATTTTGAAATAATAATACATCCTAGATGTGTAAATTTTATAACAGAAATAAGTAATTATACTTGGGATGAGGACAAGTTTGGAAATAAAATAAACAAGCCGATAGATGATTTTAACCATTTAATGGATGCAATGAGATATGCAGTAGAAAAATACATAAATCAAAAGAAATTACAATTTGGTTATATAAAACCTTTATAGGAGGAAACAAAATGATACAATGGAACGAAGAAACACTAGAGAATGAAAATAGTGTAGCTCAAATATTAATGTTAGCGGATAAAGAATGGAACGCAAGAAAACAATTATATGAAAGAATAAGAAGAAAAACAGATAATTCTGAACTAGTAAGTTTAGATGACAATAAAATAAAAGTTGCATTTGAAAATTATATTAATTCAATGGTAACAGGTTATTTCGCGGGAAAGGCACCTGTATATGATGTTGAAAAAATATCAGACCCAACGAAATTAAATATAATAAAAAAATTGTTGAACAAAGTATTTAATACAGATGCAAATAAAGACGAGGAATTGAAGGTATTAATAGATTATATAAGTAAATATAATGATGACTCAACAGAATTTTTTGATTTGGCATTTGACTATTTCGGAATGAGAGGCTGTTATGAAGTATTATACGAAAATGAAGATAATGAAATAGTATATACAAAGCAGAGTGCTTTAAATACAATAGGAATATTTGATTATTCAACGCCAGTAAAACAAATAGGACAATTAAGAAAATGGGTGGAAAAAAATAAAACTGGTGCAGATATAACAATAGTTGAATTAACAACAATAAATGGTAAAAGGTATTATTCACCAACGCCAAACGACTATGCAAAATTGCAAGAAGATAAACAAAAATTTGAAAAAGGCAAATGGAATATGCTACCTTGTATAGCAATAGAAAATGAAATGGGACTATCAAGTTTTGAATTGGTAGTCTCTTTAATTTGTGCTTATGAAAGAGTAATACAAAATAGTAGAAATACATTTCAATACAATGATGATGCTAAGTTAAAAATAACAGGTTTTACGCCACAAAATGAACTAATGACAACAAAATTAGACGCAGAAGGAAATCCAGAGGTAGATGAAAATGGACAACCTAAACAAGTAGTTAATAAAGCAAGAGAAGAAGAAGACAAAGCACTATTAAAAATGCAGGTATTTTATACACCAGATAATACAGGAGACATAGCATGGGTAGAAAAATCAATTCAAGATACAGCATTAGAAAATCATAAAAAGACATTAATAGACTTAATAGCAATGATAAGTGGAGTACCTAACATAACAGATTTAGGATTTACAAATGCAGACAACGCAAGTGCATTAGACAGAAAGTTTTTTGCATTGGAACAAATGATAACTGATGCTGATAAACACTTTAAACAAGCAATACTAAGAAGATGGGAAACAATCATTGATAGAATTAATAAAAGAAAACACAAATCTTATGATTTTAGGAGTATAAAAATAGATTTGCAAAGAAATCTACCAACTGACAAAGACACTGAGACAACAAGAGCATTGAAATTGAGAGGACTATTAAGTGATGCAAGTATAATTGATATGCTACCTGACGACTTAGATAGTACATCAGAGCTTGAAAAAGTGGATAAACAAAATCAAGAAAATATAGTAAGAAATTTAGAAAATATGGCAACAATAGGAAAAGATACAACGAATATTGAAGTAAATAATAAAATGGCTAATAATAACCAAAAACAATACAATGAAAAACAAAATATTTCAAAAGAGAAAGGAGAAAAAAATGGAGCTAGGAACATACAATCCAAGAATCAATAAAGGGTTAAAAGTAGAATATGGCAACAAAATATATGATAAAATTATATATTTAAGTATTTCTAATAATGAAATACATTTTGAAAACAAAGAAAATGATAGTATAAGTAATAACATTTCATGTAAATTAAATGAAGCAAAAATATCATTAGAATAGAGGTGCTATATGTGGAAAGTACACGACAATTATATGGAACAATTAAAGCAACTATACAATAAAACATCAAAGCAAACACAAAATAGACTTCAAGAACTATTTGACACGTTTAATTTTACATCAGAAAATATATACAATATAGCTGATAATAAAACTAAGAAAAGAATAAATACATATATAGAGTCTTGGAAAGAACAAGGACTATTAACAGGTTATTTTGGAATGTTAGCAAATAATATTTATAAAAGAACAAGAGTAAAAAACAGTGAAATACTAGAATTGCTTATTTATAGTGCATACATAGAAGAACAAAACAAATTAGAAGAACAAGAAAAACAAATAATGTATGAAGATGCCAATTATTATTATCAAGAAGGCATAAAAGAAGTTGAAAAGAAGAAAAAGTCATCAGTAATTCCGATGGCTTTATTTCTTGCATTATTAGACCAACCTAATTATAGTGGTTTTAACTGGAAACAATACATTGAAGCAACAATACAATATAATACGCAACAAATATACAAACAAGCAATTCTAAATATGAAACAACAAAAAGACCTAGAAATCGATTCTAGTGAGTTTCAAACAATAATACAAAGACAAAACAATCAAAAGCTCAATATAAATAATGATAAGATATCAGGTGCAGCAGATATGCAAATGATAGGACTAAACAATTTAGCAAAAGTAGAAGGAATAAAAGAAGTAGCAGAAGATAATTCAAAAGTTAGATTTATAGCAGTAGAAGATGATAAAACAACATTGATGTGTGATAGTTTAAATAATCAAGAGTTTTATATCAATAAAGAAAATGCTTTTGATAGATATTATGGAGAAAATCAGAAGGAATTAAGAATACAAAGAATTAGATGTAATGGCTTGGTATTAGGCTTGAATTTGCCTCCAATTTTGCATTTTTTTCATTACTGTCGTTCAACTATTGTATATAATAGTAATTATATAAGTAAAAACTTTAGAAATGGAAATGTTTTAGGAGAAGAACAATATAAATCATTAGAAGAATATTTAAAGAGTATGTCTTATAAAATCAATTCAAAATTATACAATAACGAAAAATTATCAGAAGAAGATAAAGAATATATACAAAATTTAGATAATGCACTAAAAGGAATGCCAATATACAAAGGATGGGTTAAAAGATGTGTTTATGTAAGAGATAGTGAAGATGTTTCAAACATATTGTCTATATTTGATAATGAACAAAGAATTGGACATTGGAATAGTTATATATCTTCATCACTAGAAATATATGATACAAGTTTTAAAATGATAATGAGGATAAAATCTAAAACAGGAAGAAATTTGTCTACATTAAATGATGAAGGTGGAGGCGAAATATTATTTATGAGAAATACAGATTTTCAACTAATTGACATAAAGAATAAAAATGGTATAATATATGTTAAATTGGAGGAATTATAGTATGGTAAAGCCAGATAGAAAAATAGAATTAACTAAACAAGAAAAAAGAAGTAGTTTAGAGGCGAAATTTTGGAATGATAAACAAAAAATAGATAAACACACACCATTTATGCAGAAAATAGAAGAAATATGCAAAGATGTAGACTTTAAAAGTTAAATGTAGCACTTACTAACAAGTAGGTGCTTTTATTGTGGAAAGAAGGTGAAAATATGAATGATAGAGCAAAATATTTAGCAGTAGATGAAGAAAAAAACAACAGAATACAACATATAAGAGAATGTTTTTCTCTTATCTATGATGAGATAGATTTAAAATGTAAGCCAAGTAGAGAAACATCATTAGCATTAACAAAACTAGAAGAAGCACAATTTTGGGCTATAAAAGGAGTAACAAGGGAGGAAAAATAATTATGTGGTTATTAGTTTTAATATTAAGCATTAAATTACAAATGCCAACTTGGTATTGGATTATATTTACTATAATTACAATATTTAGACCTGTTATATGGGTATTTAAATATAATTTTGCTGATGGATACATGAAAGCAAAGAACAAAGATAATAAATGAGTTATTAACATTTTATAATTATAAATTTTGGACGTAGACGTACGTCTATTTTTTATGCCTTTTTACTGGAGCAGGCTATAAAGAACAACAGAATTTTTTATGTAACAATTTGGGCAGAAGAACAAATTGGGATAGGAGAAAATATGGAAGGCGAAAACCAAAACACAAATAGCACAAATATTGATGTAAACGGGGCAAATAATGTAACGGATAACAATCAAAATCAAACACAGACTTTTGATGATGTTTTATCAAATAAAGAATATCAAGCTGAATTTGATAGAAGAGTTCAAAAAGCAATACAAACACATGAAACAAAATTAAAAGAACAATGGAAGTTAGAACAAGACACACAAAAGTCAGAAGCTGAAAAATTAGCTCAAATGAATGAGACACAAAAACTTCAATATCAATTGAAGAAACAAGAAGAAGCAAATCAAGAAATTCAAAGAAAGTTAAATGCTAGGGATTTAAAAGATGAAGCTCTAAAAATAGCAACAACACAAGACACAGCATTTGATCCAGAATTTCTAAATCTTTTTGATTATGAAAATATGACAGCAGAGCAATTACAAGACAAAACAAAACTTATAAAAGCAATTCAAGACAGAATTGTTGAGAAAGCAGTAAATGAGTGGTCAAAAGAAAAACCACCATACAATCCAGACCCATCTGGTAATAAGTCAAGTGCTGATGAAGCAATAAGAAAGGCAATGGGATTAATTAAATAGGAGGATTAAAAAATGAATAATATTGAATTATCAACAATTTATTTACCTAAATTAGACGAGGTATATAAAAACGAAGCAAAAACATCTATATTAGATGGAGATGAAACAACAGTACAAAAAGGATTAAATGGAGAAATCAAAGTAGCTAAACTAGACATGGATGGTTTAGGGGATTTCTCAAGAAATGATGGATACACAAAAGGTTCAACAAGTTTCAAATGGGAATCAGTAAAATATGACAAAGAAAGAAGTCAAGATTTAAGAATTGACAGATTAGATAATCAAGAAGCATTAGGACTACCTTTTGCAAGATTATCTGGAGAATTTGTAAGAACAAAAGTAGTTCCAGAAACTGATGCTGCAAGAATTGCAAAAATAGCAGGAGTAACAGGAATCTCAACAAAGAAAGAAACTATTTCTGACGGTGCAGGAGTTGTAACAGCATTAAGAGCATGTATAAATAAAATGGACGAAGATGAAGTTTCAACAGAAAACAGAATTTTATTCATAACACCAACACTAAAAGGAATGATAGATGATTTAGATACAACTAAATCTAAAAAAGTATTAGAAAGATTTGCTACAATAATTGAAGTTCCGCAAACAAGAATGTATACAGCAGTAACATTAAACAATGGAAAACAAAATTATGGATACCAAAAAGCAAAAGATTCATATATTAAGTCAACAGATACTGCTGTAGTATCAGGGAAGACATATTACACAGAAAGTTCTGGAGCATATTCAAAAGTAACTTCTCCAACAGGAAACCCTTCAACATCAGACTACTATGAATTAGTAGAAGGTGGAAAAGATATCAACTTCTTATGTGTTGAGAAATCTGCTGTAGTAACAGCTATGGATCAATACATAAAATACTTTACACCAGATGAAGACCAAAATGGAGATGACAATGTATTTAAATATAGAAACAACAACTTATATGGACATGTATATGAAAACAAATTAGCTGGTGTATACTGCTCATACGAAGGTTAGGAGGTAAACAAATGTCAACATTTATAGGACTAAAAATAAACAAAGCAGAAAAAGAAGCTAAACCAAAAGCTGAAAACAAAGAAACAAAAGAAGCTAAACCAAAAGCTGAAAAAGAATAATTAAGGAGGCAATAGAAATGGCAGAAACCAGTAATATAGATAAAATAATAGCTGATTTGGGAGCTAATTATAAAGACGACAAAGAGGTTCTAAGTGAAATATTAAAGGAAGTAAGCTCTATTGCCTCTGATATTTCTAATAGACAAAAAAATGATGAGAAGTTATTCCCATATATTAAGAAAGCAACAAAAGCAATCTATCTTTCAAGAGGTGCAGAAGGCTTAACAAGTCGTGGAGAAGGTTCTATATCAAGTTCATATGAAGATATTATAGAAAAATTAAGAAATGACATTATAAAATCTGGATTAAGGAGGATTAGATAATGTTATTACGAGATTTAGCGAAGGTATATATATCAGAGTATAAAGAAATAGAAGACCACGGAGAATCAGATAAATTATGGAGATATAAGGGACAGGCTTGGCTAAACATGCAACAAGATGTAAACGGGTTAGATAGAAAGTCCACAGGTGAAGTGGATTATAGTACATATAAAGGTCGTACGACTAGAGATTATGATATACAAAAAGGCAATGGAATATCATTTGAAGATATCTCAAAATTAGAGAAGTTTATTCCGGAATATAGAGTACTAGATAAAAATAAAATAGGAAGTACTTATGTATATAGAATGGAGAAAATACAATGATAAATTTCAATTGTAATATAAAAGTAAAACATAATTTTAAAAATATAGATGCCATAACTCAAAAATTGCCACAGATATCAAAAGAGATAACTGAAGATGTACTTAAAAACATTAGAGGGTATGCAATAAAGCTGGAAAAGGGACATAATGGGGAAGGTATATTAGTCGAAATGGTTGATATGTCAACTAAAGAAGTGAAGGGGCGTGTTTATGCGGACCCTTCAAAATTTATGTCTAATGGAGTTTCATATTTGTTTTTTGAATATTTTGGAACAGGGGCAAATGCTGAGATGGAGCACGTGGGAAAATCAAAACACTTTATAGAAAGTGGCTACACAGAATGGTTTATTCCAGTTTCTAAAGTAGAAAAGGCACTGGGCTATCCAATAGTAAACATTCAAGGAGTAGATTTCTATATTGCGCATGGAATGAAAGCAAATCACTTCATGGGTGATGCTGGTTTTCAAAGTAGAGATGAGAATGTAAATATTGCTAAAAAGAAAATTGAAGCAATGCTAAAGGAGGTATGCAGACAATGAAAGATTTAAGTATAAAAGAGTTTTCTGATTTAGTTTATGATAAACTAAAAGATTTATATAAAAATAAACCAATTTTAAGTAATCCTAATACAGAAAGTAAGTTTCCAATATTAGAATTGCATACACCTTTAAAATCTGTAAATAAATCAGAAAATGCATTTCCTATATTTTCTACATTTCAAATATCAATAACTTGTTGGAATGCAAAACAACGTCAAGCTATGCAAATGACAGATGAAGTTGATACAAAACTTCAAGAATATAATTTTATAAGGACAAATACCAGTCCTGCAGTATATGACCAAATACTGCAAAAATACGGCATAACAATAACATTTGAGGTACGTTATAATTCAATAACGACCTCTTTTAATTTTATAAGATAATAAGGAGGAATTTAAAATGGATCCAAAAACAAGTACATTAACAAAATTATTTCATGCTGACACATTAGCAGATTTACAAGCAGAAGCTAAAAGAAAACAAGTAGCATTTGTACAAAGCATACCAGAATTTTTAAAAGCACCAGAAGGAATAACATATAGTGCTTTAGATATTCCAGATGAAAGACAAGCAGAAGGAAGACAAAAAGCAGAAAGTTTAGAAATAGAGATATTATTCAAGGAAGACCAATATGACGAATTAAAAGCATTGCAAACTGCTAAAACAAATGGATATTGGGCAATTCAACTACCAGAAAGTACAGCGTCAACAACAGGAAAACCATTAACATGGTATTTTACTGGAACATGCTTTATTGGCATGAGCGAAATTGCTATAGATGATATGTTAAAATCAAAAATAACAATCTATAGAAGTTCAGAGATTAAAGAGAGCAAAGGCTTTCCAACAGCTAAATAATTTTAACGAGGAGGCATAATGCCTTCTCTCTTTTATAAAGGAGAGAAAATAGAATGATAATAGAAACAAAAAATAAAAAAATTAATTTAGTACTAAAAACAAGAAAAATAGTAGAAATAGCTAATCTACTAAAAAATAAAAACTTTGAAGAAGCTTTTGTAAAAGCATATTCAATAATAGATCCAGAAACATTAGGTATATTAATATACAAATTAGCAGAAACAGAAGATGGATTTGCATTATTTAAAGACATAGATGAAGTTTATGACTTTATGGATGAATGTAGAATTGAAGGATTGAATTATAATGAACTATATAAGAGAATTGCAGAGGCTTTGAATGAAGAGGGTTTTTTCAAAAAGAAGATGTCAAAGAAAGACCTAGAAAGTTTGACATCAAATCCTTTATCAACAATAAATATGAACGAGATAGTTCAGAAATCAACAGAAAATGCAATGAGCAAAATAGCAGAACAACAGTTTCAAGGCTACAAGGGTTAGATGATATAATAAAAGGCGTAAGGGACTCTAAAAACTTAGTTGAACTAATATATGCACTAGAACCTCTTGCGTATTACTTTGACCTAAAACCTGGGGAATTTTGGAATGCAAGATACTCAGAAATAAACATATATTGCCAAACACACATAGTAAAAGTTGTAGATGACCTAAAACGAGAAATAAACTTGCAAGAAGCAGTAACAAATAAACTTATAAGAGCAGACAGTATGAGTAGAAATCCTAAAATAGTACCAATTAGAGACAGTTACAAAGAGTTATTTAAAGAAGAACAACAGCCACAATCTCCAGAAGATATTGCAAGAAGAATGAGAAGTATAATGAAAACAGAAAAAAACATGTAAAATTATACTGTTCGACAAAATTCGACACATTACATAGAAAATTAGTGATATAATTTATTATATATGAGGTAAAAGGAGATGAACTATATGAAATGTCCAAAATGTGGCAGTGAAAATGTAACAATTAATATGCAAGAAGTTGGAAGTAAAACTCAAAAGAAAAGTAATAGCATGGGACACAAGATGGCACATAGTGCCATGAGAGGGACAGCAGGGTTGTTTACTTTGGGACTATCTAATTTATTTATTCCTAAAAAATTAGAAGGAAAAGAAAAAACAAAAACAACATTGGAAAAGATATGTTTATGCCAAAGTTGCGGTTATGATTGGATCATAAAATAAGAATAACCAAATAAAACACTTACTTTAAGGTAGGTGTTTTTTATTATGTTAAAAATTAAAAAGAAGGGAGAAACAAAAATGACAGTTGAAGAAATAGAAATCATAGTAACTGCAAAAGTAGAGGAAGCTTTAAAAGAGTTTCAAAAGATACTACCTGAAATGACTAAAATTATAAAGCAAGCACAAGAACAATTAGCAAATGTTGATATGTCAAAATTGCAAAAAGCAGTAAAACAGCAAATGCCATTATTTAAGAAACAAATACAGAACTTAAAGAAGAGCATTGAAAATAATGATATATCTATAAAAATTAATAATAAAGATGCAGAGAAGCAAATAAGTCAAACACAAAAGCAGATAGATAGTCTACAAGAAAAGATAAATGCCCGACAAATGAAATTAAACGTGATAAATCCACAAATTGATAAAATAGTGGACGATACGAGAAAAAATGTAACACCAGAAGGAATAAATCCAAATGACAAAGCAATGGACGCAACTGTAAATAATGCATTAAATGGCAATAAAGATTTTACGTCATTAAATAGTCAAGCACAAAAATTATATACAGAAATAGAAATGTATAATAAGCAACTTGACGTCGTAAAATCTAAAATGGCTGAATTAAAACAACAAACATCACAAACAGCAACTACTCAAAATAAATTGAGTAGTTTTTTTAGTGCATTTAAGCAAAAGATAGAACAGGTAAAACCTACCATATTAGGAGTAAAAAACATTTTTAGCAAAATGCCTAATATTGGTCAAAATTTATCAAAAGAAACTCAAAGTATTACAAATAATATAAAAGGAATTGGAACAGGCTTTAAGAATGGACTTGGACAAGTTCTAAAATATGCAGGAGCATTATTTAGTTTAAGAAGCATTTATTCTGCATTGAGCAGTAGTGCAAATGCATGGTTATCAAGCCAAAATACACAAGCAAAACAATTAAGTGCTAACATTGAATATATGAAATACGCAATGGGAAGTGCATTAGCACCAGTTATACAATTTGTAACTAATCTAGTATATCAATTAATGAAAGCAATACAAAGTGTAGCTTATGCTATGTCGGGAGTTGATATATTTGCAAAAGCAAGTGCAAGTTCGTATGCGAGTATGGCAAGTAGTGCAAAAAATGCTAAAAATGAAACAAAGCAATTAGCAGGAGTACATAATGAAATAAACAATATTTCTGATAATAATTCAAATAGCGGAAGTACATCGCCAAGTTTTGACCTGTCTGGAATTGATAACACTCCAAATAGTATTATGGACGCTATAAAAAACGGAAATTGGTACGAAGTTGGAGCAACAATTGGGAATAAGCTGAATGAAGCTTTAAATAAGATACCTTGGGATAAGATACAAAATACAGCAAAAAAGATTGGAACTAATATTGCACAATTTTTCAATGGCTCAATAGAGAAGATAGATTGGGACCAAATTGGAAATACTATTGCTCAAGGAATAAATACAGCTATTTATTTTACTCAATCGATTGTTCATACATTTAATTGGTCAAATTTAGGAAGTGCTGTAGCTAATACAATAAATGGATTCTTCAAAAATACTAATTGGGGAGCTTTGGGAGACACAATAAGTACAGGCGTTAAAGGTGCATTTAATGGAGTCACAGTTTTTTTCAAAAACTTTGATTGGAGTCCTATTGTTCAAGGCTTAATAGATTTTATAACGGACTTTAACTGGAATGACGTCGTTGACGCAATACTTATGGCATTGGGTTCAGCGTGTGCTAGTCTTGTTAATCTTGGAATGGTTATAGGAGAAAAGATTAATGAAGCAATTGAATGGTCGAAAGAATTTTGGCAAAAAGAAATTGAAGAATGTGGAGGAAATATTGTTCAAGGAATATTAAAAGGAATAATTGATCAAACATTAATGATAGGACAATGGATTTATGATCATTTATTCAAACCATTTATTGACGGGTTCAAAGATGCTTTTAGAATACATTCTCCATCAAAAGTTATGGAAGAACAAGGAAAATTCATTGTAGAAGGTTTAAAAAATGGACTACTAGGAATATGGGAAAAAGTAAAGCAACCATTTATTGATCTTAAAAATAATCTAACTAGTAAATTCACAGAAATAAAAAGCGATATTTCAAACTGGTCAAATAATACCAAAACGACAATTTCAAATTGGGGAAATGATGTAAAGAACAAGATTAGTTCAGCATGGAGCAATGCATCACAGAACGTAAATAACATTGTAAATTTTCTAAAAAACAATATTTCAACAGGATTAAATGGTGCTAAAAATATTGTTTTAAATTGGGGCGATAGCATAAAAAATACTTTTTCTAATCTAGGTAGAAATGCAATAACGTGGGGAACAGATTTAGTAAGTAATATGGCCTCGGGGATTAAAAACAACATACATAAGGTTACTAGTGCAGTAAATTCGGTTGCAAGCAAAATTAAAAACTTGTTAGGCTTCTCTGAACCAGAAGAAGGACCACTAAGCAATTTTCACACATATATGCCAGACATGATTGATTTAATGACTAAAGGAATCAAAGATAATGTCGGAAAGGTAAAAAATGAGATTGAAAATTTAGCAGGAATGATGTCTTATACAATAAACACAGAAGCAATACAGGGCATTTCTTCTACAAGTCCTAATATAAAACCAATAAGCATTCAATCTAATAATATGATAGGTATGTTTGAAGATGTATTGTCAGATTTTAATGGCAACAATAGACAACCAGTACATATAACCATTCAATATTTAGGCAAAGACATCTTTGATGACACAATAGATTATATAAATTCAAAGACCCGCAGAACGGGAAGAAATACAATAGTAACGGTAGGTGATTAATATGTTATGGAGAGAACATGGAGCAACAGACAATCTTCCAACTCCAAGCACATATAGTGCGGATATAGAAGACACAGACAATGATAGTTATACAAGCAAAAAGACAGGAGCACTGATAGATAACCCTATAGCAATAGGAATGTTAAAACTTTCGATGGCGTGGGATTTAAACTCAGAGGCTGAAGCTGAAGCGTTAATTCAAAAGACATATAAAAATCCACTTGTACTAGATGTAAAGGTACCTGTTGTAAATGGTGGATTTTTAGAAGGAGCCAAATTTAGAGTTTCAAAAAGAAAAGTAGAAATGATAGATACAGAATTAAATACGAGCAATTCCAAAACAAGATGGAAGTGTTCTTTTAATTTAATGCAAAAAGAATTAACAGAAGCACAAAAAACGGCTGTAAAGAACGCAAATTCGTAGGAGGCTATAAATGTATAATACAAGTCAAAATTATGAAGATAAAATATTAAATGATTCAACCCAACATGAATTGAATATATACATTGACAATAACAAAATAGAGCCAAACCACATTATAGACTTCAAATCTACATTAGAGTTATTTAACAATAATGAATTTTGCCTAGGTAGTACTCCAGAAATAGACATTGAATTTGAAATAGATAAAAGAGATTTACCAGAAGTCTATAATGAGGTTTATGTTGAAACAGGCATAGATGGAGAAGTAGTGCCAATAGGCTATTTTACTATTCAAAAGCCAATTGAAGACGATGAATTTAAAGTTAAAATAAAAGCCACAGATTACATGAAAAAATTTGAAGACAATAAATACGATGGTAGTAACTTAAATTATCCTGCAACAATGCTGCAGGTATTACAAGATATATGTACTAAGATAGGAGTAGAACTTGGTTCTACTTCTTTTCTTAATGCTGATAAGCAGATAGCAGTATATGACAATACTGTAACAGCAAGAACATATATAGGTTATATTGCAGAACAAGCTGGAGGATTTGCTGTAATAGGCAGAGATAGAAAATTGTATATTAAAACATTTGGCGAAGATACTGCAGATATTGACATCAACTTATTTGGAGATTTTAAATGGGGAGATAAATTTAGTGTTTCGAAAGTTTCTTATGAAGATGGAACGCAGAATTATAAATTCGGAGATGAAACAGCAAGTACTGTATATATAAATCAAAATAATATGTACATCGTTGATAGTGAGCAAATAGAAAACATCTACAACCAAATAAAAGACTTTGAAGTTTATTCATTTGAAGGAGAAACTATAATAGATCCTGCTTATGATATTGGAGATATTCTTATTATTGATGGAAAAAAGGTTATATATCAGGGAGAACTTGAGTATGCAGGTAAATTCAAAGCAAACATAAAAAGCAAAATTCAAGCAAAAACTGAACAAGAAAGCATGCAGACAAAATCCAACAGTTCTGAAAAAATAAGAAGAGTACAAAGTGAAATCAATCAAATTAACGGGGAAGTAACACAGTTAGTCAATGAAACTACAGAGCACGAAGAGAAGATAACTCAGGTAAAGCAAGACATAGATTCGATTAAACAAAAAGTAGCAGACACAGTTGACTATAAGCGTGATGTTGAAGGAATTACAGAAATACATTTAGAGAATGCAAAAGAAATCAACATTTTGAACTTAATAATTGAGGGAAACAAGAAGTATGAATGCAACTTATATCCTGATGAGGATTTATATCCATCATCAGACTTAAACGTAAATCAGGAGGTGATGTAATGTGCAGTACAAAATAATAGTAGACAAGCAAAGCAGAACGAATCCTTCTGCAGACAAAAAAGAATACGTTATTAATATAGAAGAACTAAGAACAAACGGAAATATAAGTGACAGTATAGTTATTACTAAAGATGAAGCTTACGTTTTGCGTAAGTTAAAGCTAACAGAATATCTTGTGCTAGAAGAGCTAGAAAATCCAGTCAAGCAGACTTTGGCTGATGCGAAGATAGAGTTGTTTGAAGGAGACAATTACATATATTTAATAGATATGACAGGCAACAAGTTCTACGCTGAATACATCATTAAAAATGACTTAACGGATATGTATGCTACTAAATTAGAGCTTAGCACTGCAATAAATCAGACAGCATACCAAATTCAATTACTTGCAAAACAAAAGTTGGGAAAAGAGGAACTTTCAACTGAGTTACAGGTTAATTCTGAAGCAATAAAAATAGCATGGAATAAAATATCTGATTATATACAGATGATGATTGCTAATGGAAATGCAAGTTTGGCGATATTAGATCAAAACAAAAAAATTCTTATGGCTTTGGACAAAACTGGTCAGCACTTTTATAACAATGGCAAAACTATGGATATTGGTGCTTTTGACTGTTATTTTCCTTCTTACGATAATATATACAAAAGTTTAATGTTCGCATTAAATGAAAAATCAACAAACAATTTTATGGCTTGGGGCTATAAGACCACTGCTGAAAATGGGAAGACAACTTATATTCCAGTTATATATCTTGGTGGAAATTCTGATGACGATTATGGTTTTCATATTGAAAACGATATTATTTTGAATTTCAATAAGATTAGGCTTAAAAAGTCAAAGATTTATGATAATAATGATAGTTTATGTTTTGAGATTGGAGAAGACTTGTTTTATGGAGATACAAGAGATAACAAGGAAATTTTCAGTGTATATAACAATTCAAATGGAACAAAAACCTTTAGAATTTTTGGAGATGATAGCAATCCAATAATGATAGATAGTAGCGGAAACTTTGTATTAGCGAGTGGAAAAATAATACTAGACAATAATGGAAATATTGATTGTGTACATTTATATCAGACTGGAGATTCTTCTGATATAAGAATAAAAAGCAACATAAAAGATAGTTCCGAGTCAGCAATAGATATTATTAATAAAATTCATCATAAAGAGTTTGACAAGAAAGACGATAATACTCACTATAAAATAGGGTATATTGCACAAGAGATGGAACAGATAGATAAAAACTTTGTAGTCAAAAAACAAGCTAATAAAGAAAAGGGAATAGAAGAAAGGTATTATATGAATCAATTGCCGATTTTAGCAACGGCAACAAAGGCGATACAAGAACAACAAAAGCAAATAGAAGAACTAAAGCAAAGAATAGAAAACCTTGAGAAAGGAGAAAAGAATGGAAATACTTAATTTTGAAGATGGTACAAAAACGCAAGATGCTTACGTTACCATCGATGGAGTAAATCATACAGTAACTCCAGCAAAATACACGGGCAAGATACCTTTATCAGCATATAACTTAAATAAAATGCAAAAGAATTTAGTCACGCATAAATATCATTTAAAAATTACATCTGCAGTTACGGCGGGAACAGAAGTAACAATACCGTGCTACTATAAGGTCGGACAAGCGGTGATTGACGTGTACTTGAATGGAGAACGATTATTGTTAAGCTCTGATGCAAGCGGAACAGATGGACATTATAGAGAAGTTGGAACAGCAAATAGCATATCTAATAAGATAAAAACAACAACAGACTGGGCTCTTGAAACGGGAGATGTATTAGATTTTGTAGTAAGGCGGTGATTATAGTGCAACCTAATTTGAGAGATATACAAAAAATGATAAATGATGCAGTTCTTTCAGTGAAAAAAGCAGAAAATCCTGTTGGACATATCAGAATGGAAACAACAAACACAAATCCAGCTACATATTTAGGATTCGGAACATGGGTATTATGGGGAGCTGGAAGAGTACCTGTTGGAGTTAATACATCAGATAGTAGTTTTAATACAGTTGAAAAAACTGGAGGCTCAAAAACAGCAAATATATCACATACACATACGATAGCAAGTCATAATCACGGTGGAAATACTGGAAGTACAGCACTAACAATAAATCAAATACCCGCTCATACGCATGATGTTTGGCAGACTTCAGGAGGCTCTGCACAATCAACTGAAGCAAATGCTCTGCCTGGAGCGACCGCATGGAATAAAACTCTAAGAAATGTTGAAAAATTTGCTAAAAGTACTGGTGGAGGACAAGGACACATTCATACAATATCTGCATCAGGACAACAAACTACAAGTTCTGCAGGCTCTACATCATTATCATTACTACAACCATATATAACATGTTATATGTGGAAAAGAACAGCGTAGGAGGTAACGATGGAAAAGTCAGATATAATGAAACTTCAAGAAACAGAAGACAGAAGTAAATCTAATACAAAAAGATTAGATGAACATGACATTAAATTTAAGGAAATGTCAGGAAAGCTCGAAGATATTCACGAACTTACATACTCTATAAAAGAAATTGCAACAGAAGTAAAACTCATGAGAGAAGATGTAAATAAGCTAGATGCACGTGTTGGCAACATTGAAAATGAGCCAGCAAAAGATTATAAAGAAGTTAAAAAAACTATAAGAGACAAAATAATCTTATCCGTTGTAGGTGCGATTGTTGGTGCTGTTATAGCTTTAATTATTAAATAAAATAATAGGAGGAAATTGAAATTATGGATATATCAGTATTAACACAATATTTTAGTATAGTAGTTGTAGGAATATGTTTATGTGTTGGCTACGTTATAAAAAATAGCCTTGACTTTATACCAAACAAGTACATACCACTAATAATGCTAATTTTAGGATTAGTAATTAATGTATTAATGAATTTAAACGGTATAAATGCAGAAGTAGTACTAACAGGAATGTTTAGCGGCTTAGCTTCTACAGGACTATACGAAATGTTTAAGAATTTAATTAATCAGGAGGACAAGTAGTATGAATAAAACCGCAAAAGCCTTGAGGCTGTACACACACACACACACACACACACACACACACTAGCATTTTTAGTGAACAAAATATGGGACAAGGAGGAAGTAGAGAGCACAGAGATGTAGCAATACTTCCTCGTGATTGCGAATGATTCCGAACTGCAAACAATTAAAATATTCATCTAAAGAAATTAAAATAGGAAAGATTAATAACGAGAATGTATACAGCAAAGTAATTAGGTCAAACAGCTTCTTAGCTCCTAATTCTAGTATAAACATATCACACCAAATATCAAATTTGAAGGAAATAATCAAAGCTGATTTAATGGTTACTTACCAAAATGAATTTTATCCTTCACCTGTTTCTTACGATGACACAACTAAAATCGCAACTATTAATAAAATCAATTCAACAAACATTATTTTAAGGAGCGGCAATGAAAGTTGGGGCAGTACAACATTTACAATTATTTTAGAATATACAAAAAATGAATCATAGCATTCACTCTCGAAAAAACAAAATGATACCAAAAAGTAAACGACAGAACCAAAACATAGAAGACATAAAAAGCGAATTAAATAAATCGATAAAAAGATATGAACAACCACCGACACAGGATCTTAATGATTTTACTGATAATGGAATATATTGGTATAACGCTGGATTATCGAATATTCCAGAGGATAAGTATGGAATTATTTTAGTAGTTTCTTCTCCTGCAGGCACCCCAAATAGCACGAACTATTGGTGGACTGTACAAGTAGCCTGCAGTACGAATGATAATATTTTTATTAGACACTCTACTGATAAGCATACTTGGTCAGCGTGGTCTAAAAAATAGAAAAGGAGGAAAAATAAATGGAAATAATAGAAACTAATTTACAATTCAAAAATATGAACACAAGAACATCAACAGAAAGGATAATTCTACATCACGCAGATGCTAAAAGTTGTTCTGCTGAGGACATTCATAGATGGCATCTAAACAATGGATGGAGCGGTGCTGGATATCACTTTTTAGTAAGAAAAGATGGAAAAGTATATAGACTTCGTCCAGAAGACAAAGTTGGAGCACATGCATATGGTTCAAATTATAATTCTTTAGGAGTATGCTTTGAAGGTAACTTCATGGAAGAAGATATGCCA